AAGTGGTAGTGCCATGAGAGTTCATGTAACTAATACTGGATCTAATGATGCTACAAGTTGGGTTGAAATGCGTGAATTTGAATCTGTCACGGGCACAGGTTCAGCAGTATTAAGTGCCAGCCCCACTATTACTGGATCAGCAGTTATAGGCGGAACTACACTACCATCAGCCACAGGCACAACTGGACAAGTTTTAGCATTAAGCAGTGCTGGAACTGCTGCTTGGTCTGCTGCTACCAGTAGCACAAACTTAATAGTATTACGCAGTAGCAGTGGTATTGTTATGCCTGCTGCTGCCAACACAGTGGGAACATTTACATGGACAGTAACTGATGCTGGTGGAGTAAGTGGAGTAAGTGGTCAAACCAACGGAACGTTTACATTGCCTGCTGGAACTTATGTATTGACCATACCTCAGTTGTATTCAAACAGCACCACACTGGCTGATTTTAGACTACGTTGTATCACTGACAGCACCAACGTGTTTGAATATGGTAACAGTGCCAGTATTACTCTTGATGGAACTACTCGCAGAACCATAGGAGAATTCATTCAAGAGTTTACAATCTCAACCAGTAAAACTTTTGGATTTGTTCAGACTGGCACCACTGCTTATGACATGTATTCATTTGTGGGATCAACCAGTGCGCCCAACAGCACCTACAGTCAAACAACCAACGGACTTGCCTCAATAACATTATTGAAAGTTGCCTAAATAACATAAGGATCTATTATGACAAGAGAATCAGTGAACAGCCGCGTTGCTGTATTAGAAACAAAAGTAGAAACAATAAGCGTCAAGTTAGACGAAGTAAGGGCGGATATAAAGGAAGTTCATGCCTGCCTACACAAAACACGTGAACTTATCTTAAATGAAGTAAAAGCACTGAGAGACAGTGAAAACTCCGCTCACAAAGAGCAGAATCAACGCATTATGAGTTTGGAAAACTGGCGTTGGTATACTTTGGGCTTTGCGGCTGCTGTGGCTGTCATAGCCAAATTTGTTTTAGGTTAACAGATCCGCTCCATAAGTATGAGCATGGAGCACAAAAAATTTATAGAAACACTATCTCAGTTGGCGGAAATTGCGCCTGCTAAACCACCCGTAGGACCTTCAATACGCAAGGCCACACAGCCAGAAAGTGTTTGGCGTCAAGGACAAGAATTGGTTATAGACCACAAGAAAAATTCAACCCTGGGCGTCAAAGTCAAACGGATCAAACACAAGCCACAGGTCTGTGAAGACTGCCATTTAGTTGTGGTAAACCGTGTGGTTAATAAAAAGATCTATCAATATCCTCAGCGTCATTGGCGTGAAAGTTGTGAAAACTGCCGTAAAACACGCAATCCAGAAACTGGAGTTTTTGATGTTGATACGGAAAAAAGCCAACCTGTTTTTATTACTTTTTTCTTAAACAGAGATAAATAATTTTGTAGAAAACGTATTGCCATTCGTGCTCTACTAGGATATGTCCCCTCATATCCAGGACTGGACCAAAGTCATGTTTGGGTTCCTTAATGTAAAGGCTGTCATCTTTTACACTCCGTATACCAGTCCGCAAACCTATCCTATGGGTTGGGAAGCCCCGCAAGGGGCTTTCTTTTGACTATTTTGCCCAATCCAACCAAAAATTATTGACTTTTTCCTATAAATGCTAAATAATAGTGGTGACAGCCGCACAATTTACTCTAGGAAAAATCTATGTCTATAACTTCTCACACACGTCACGACACGTGTCCAGTCTGGATTGTCTATCATCCAGAAAAAATACACACAGCCAGTCTTGTGTGTAAAACACATAAAAAATGGATTCAATGGTTAAGTCGTCAAGACATGCGAATGTTATTGGATAATGATCTTGCTGAAATAAGACCAAGACATATCAAAATGATAAAAACTGCGGATGATTTGAACTTATGACCTACACACCCAATTTTAATGATCCCAGAATAAGATCTAGATGTCTACAAGCATTAGAATTCATTGACCTATATCTCAAGCCAGGTGAAGTAAGACCTGTGGCTCAAACACAGTTTACACGATACTGGGGCAACACTGCTAGACCTCTTGCCCAATATCTCAAAACACATTTATTAGAATGTGTTGACAGTCATTGGAACATGGCCACAGGTCAATGTAAACGATATCGTCAACGAGTTGAATCAGTAAAAGATCTCAAACAACAATTGGGTCTTATAAATCTAGAACCCGCAGTCAAACAGGCAACGTTAGATCAGTTGGCTACAGGCCAAATAGAATATAAAGAGCAAGGGCATAGGCTCTATCATGAACTACAGAATTATCCCAAACGAGTCAAACGCACTATATTAGCCCGTGCTGGCTATGACTATGAATATGACATCCGTTGTTGTGCCCAAACACTGATCCTACAACACGCACGCCAAATGGGATTCGCACACCCCACACCCCATCTAGACCAATATATTGAGGACAGAACTGAGGTAAGACAGCAACTCAGTGAACAGTTAGAGTTAGACACGCAGACAATCAAAAAGATCCTACATGCCCTACTCACTGGAGCACAGATCTCTACAAGATACAATGGCAACATCTATGCCTATGTGAATTTCAATAGATTTATGATTAATCAATTAAAACAGAATACATGGATACAGCAATATCAACAAGAACTGAGATTGATGTGGAAGTTCATAAGAAGTAAGAGATCTATGAACAAAGGACAAAGACTCAATGCCAAGATGAAAAGTGAAATTTATAGGGAATTAGAGGCTCAAGTGAGAAAGATGATACAGAGGTATTTGAAAAAGACAAAGAATCAACACTTCTTTGAACATGATGGGTGGAGTGCTAGGAAAGCAGTTGATATTCGTGAATTGGTTCACAATGTAAAGAGAACTACTGGATTCGTTATAGGCATTGATTGGACAATATATGAATAAGAGAGACTTTACTATAACACACACACACAAACAGCATTATATTGTTACGGTTCTCATCTAGAATGACCAAACATCTCTTCTATCGCAAGCAATTACCTAGGGATCTTATAGATACATTTAATCGTAATGATCAAGAAATGGTTCGTCATCTTATTGGTCATGATGCTTTTGACCTTGCCCAAAGTCTAGGTTGTAGTTTCCAATTCCTACTGGGATCATGGGACATGAACACACAAATGGTGGACATTGGTATTCAAATTATAGGCAAACCAAAAGACATCACCATTTGGCTGTTGAGTTATCAGCCAAAATCAGTGACATAATCCACAGTAGACTGTATAATCATTACTATGTTCAACAGCACACAGAAAGGTGCTAAAATGAAACTGCCCAAATTAAAATATTGGTATCATGCCACTGACATTGACACAGCCAATAAAATTGTCCAATCTGGATATCTTATTCCACAAGCACACAAAGATAATCTTACATTGGGTGTGTTCTTTGCCAACACAATGATGAATGCCGCACAATGGATGATTATGCGTGGTATTACTGACTATGTAGTTTTTAAGATCCCTAGAGAGAGATTGAACTCAAATAAAATGTTTTTAGGACAAGCAGATAGTATGCCCAAAGAATTGAATATGATCTGTATGCGTCATTTGGACAAAGTAAAAGTGTTGGCAGAAGATGGCACAGTATGTAATAGTCCTGAATTTAACCTACCTGGTGTTGAAATCATTAAACAAGGCACAAAGAAATTAGGTATGAAAATTGTTGACATGGCGGCTTTTCAAGCATACATTGACGCAAATCCAGAACTCAAAACAATGATTGAAAAACAAATTAAACAATTGGAGGCCGCAGAATGATATACCACTTAATCTTAATCAACGACATAGGAATAATGCTAGAACACACCATGGACTTGCCTGTGACCCCAGAAATTACCTGGGATGACTTTGTTCAACAGAGAGCAGTTAAAGATCTCTTATTGGAGAATCCCACAATGTGGCTACAGGATGTCACTCCTGATGGCATGCCAGACAAGTTCACTGATGAACAAGAATTAGAAATAACCAAGGCCAATAATCCTTCTACCAGCAAAGAAATCTATGAAGACAGTGATCTTTAATCTCCTAGCCCTGCTATTGCTCACAGGCTGTGCCACTGCTTTTGACACAGTGGCCAATTTCTATGACAGTCAAGATCCTTGCCAAACAGGCAGATTTTCAGAACAAGAACGACAACGCCTGGGACGTCCTGTGGGCTACCAAGCACCCAATTTCTGCGGTGCCACTCAGGGCAGAACCTATATCTATAATCAACAGGGACAGCGTCAGGGCTATATTGCCAAATGACATTGACAACAGAAAAATATCTGTTACAATTAAGGTGTGTAAGGGACATGGGGTTCTTTACACAATCAATTTTTTTTAGAAAGGAAGTATCTTTGTTGCTTCTGATCTTTTAAAAAGTGATTGCCTATAGCAAGTTTGGTGACTTGGGAAAGCCTCTAGAAATAGGGGCTTTTCTTTTGCTTTGTAATAAATACAACAAAGGAGACAGCCATGCCAGAAGGAAGATACTATATCCCCGCTAAAAAAAGACCCACTAAATTTGGCAGCACAGGACCCCGTCCACACGTATGGGTCAGTGGACCAGATCTCGTCAGACATGAACAGCACATTGCTTGGAGCAAACACAAAGCACAGGCCGCTTATCGTAAAGAAGCACACACACTGACCTATGAACAATGGTGTGAGATCTGGGATCAAGACGATGCTTGGGCTAGACGTGGTCGTAAGAGCACAGCCACAGTATTGACCAGAATAGACAGTCTAGGTGCTTGGAGCAGAGAAAACTGCCATGTGATACTGCGATATCAACATTTATTGGCACACAATCAACTGAGAGTGGGCACACATTATAAAAAACACAAGGAGCAGAAATGAATAACTGGTGGCAACCTTCATTTGATCCCATGGAAGAACTTATAGTGAGCCGCAATAAAATTCTTCAACTAGAAGTTAATGAACGAGCATTGGTTCAAGCACAGAATCAATTGGGCCAGGCCTACAAAGACCTAATCACACAGCACAATGACGTCATAGAGGCACTACACAATCACAAGAGAGAAATTGAGCAGTTAAAAAACCTCTATAGAATAAATAACAGTGACAAGTGATTGTCACGGCATTTAATAAAATCCTCAAACCCTTCCCCCATTGAGCAATCTTTGGGGGATTTTTTTCATCAAAATACTTGCTTTTTAAATCATTTGAGTAAATAATAACATATACAAAGGAAACCTACATGACCAATCAAAATTACATTGTGTTCACACAGACACAGACCTTGAGCAGAGTCAGTGATTACCCCATGGTAAAAATTGAATTCATTGGCACCAAAGATAGAATGCTGTATCACACCTATGTGGATCACAGTCTACGCAATCATCAACTGTGGCAAGAGATTGTCACTCAGCCCACAAGAGGATTTATAGTCAAAGACCTCAAAATCAAAGACGCAAAGAAGTTATTGATCAATGCTGATCATGCTCCAACAATACTGGCAGACGTTGACTCAGTGGATCAACTAGTAGAGATACTCAAAGAGCAGTGGCAGGCTCAGGACATGAACAAGTCACAGTTTCACACGCTGTTTGAATAACACAAAAAAGCCTCAATATCAGGGGCTTTTTTTGTGGCGTCCAATAAATAAAAGTATGGACGAACCTGACAATAATCCCACCTCTACAGTAGAATATGACGATGTCATACCCTACATTGAAGAGCCTGTGGATCCTTCAAAGACTGGCAACAAACCCAAGCAACTGGTGGCTGTAGAAGTCTATGGCTATGAAGTGGGTCGCGGACGCCGTAAACGTGTGGTAGTGCCTAAAGATGTCTATAACCTAGCAGTGATAGGCTGTAATGACCGTGAGATAGCACTGTGGTTTGACATCAATGAAAATACATTAAAATACAACTTCAGCAGTATCATAGCAAAAGGTCGTGAAGATCTTAAACACAGTCTACGCAGAGCAATGATTAAGAACGCACTGGGTGGCAATGCGGCCTTACAAATATTCTTGGCCAAGAACTTCCTAGGTATGAGTGACACACCAGTTAATTCTGAAGACAAACTGCCCTTACCTTGGACGGACGAAGAATAATGCCATTAAGTGCCGCACAAAAGAACATAGCACTCTGCGACAAAAGATTTATCTGTGTCTGTGCTGGACGTAGATTTGGAAAAACACACTTGGCCATACGCACACTGGCACAGTGGGCTAGAATACCCAATAAAGAAGTATGGTATTTGGCACCCACATATCGTCAGGCTAAAATGATTGCTTGGAAGAAGTTAAAGCGCAAACTCAGTGATCTCAACTGGATTGCCAAGATCAACGAAAGTGAATTAACCATACAGTTAAAGAATGATTCAACTATCTCACTGAAAGGTGCTGACAGTTATGACAGTCTACGTGGAGCAGGACTAGATGGATTGATTATAGATGAAGCCGCAGTGATAGATCCTGAAGCATGGTTTGAAGTATGTCGTCCCATGCTGAGTGACAAGCAAGGCAAGGCTTTGTTTATTACCACGCCCTCAGGAATGAACTGGTTCTATGATCTATTTCAAAATCACAAAGAAGATCCTGACAACTGGGCCAGTTTTCAATATACCACTCTAGACGGCAACAATGTGCCCAGAGAAGAAGTAGAACAGGCACAGCGTGATCTAGATGAGCGCACATTCCGTCAGGAATATATGGCCACATTTGAAACATATTCAGGACGCATTGCCTGGGCATTTAATCGTGAATTGAATGTGTGTAACGCACCCCCACAGTTAGACACACGCACCATCATAGTGGGCGGCGACTTTAACGTCAGCCCAATTTGTGCTGTGATCATGTTGCGAGATGGAGACATGCTGTATGCCGTTGACGAAATCCAAATGTATTCCAGTAATACTCACGAATTGGCAGAAGAACTTAAGACTAGGTATCCCAATAGTAAAATATACTTCTATCCAGACCCAGCAGGCTCCGCGAGAAAAACGTCCAGTGGCGGCCTTACTGACCACACCATCTTGGCCAACGCAGGATTTGTTGTCAAAAGTCCCAGAGCACACACTCCAGTCAAAGACAGAATCAACGCATTGAACAGTCGTTTATGCTCCAGTGATGGCTTAAGACACCTGTTTATCTCTCCCAGGTGTAAATATACTATTGAGAGTCTAGAAAAATTCTGTTACAAAGAGGGCACACAGACCCCAGACAAGGGACAGTATGACCATATGTTTGACGCACTGTCATACGCTGTGGACTATCTATTCCCAATTAAACGTGAACTAGATCCAAGTTTGGCTCAGCCACAGAGATTTGGTCACGCACTATCAAGGACAAACTTATGAACGCAATTGAAACACTAGTTCAAGAAATTGCTGCCACAATCACAGGCAACAAGGTCTATCAAACTTATTACCCAATATGGAAATACTATCTAGAAAGTTACATGGGCGGCGATGAATATCGTCGTGCTGGACATCTAACCAGATACCAACTGGAAACTGATCAAGAATACAACAATAGACTCAAAGCAACACCTGTAGAGAATCACTGTGCTTCAGTGATATCAGTGTTTAATAGTTTTCTATTCCGTGAAGAACCAGATCGTGATTTTGAAAACAATGGTGAATCATTTGAATTAGAAATGTTCTTACGTGACGCAGACATGGAAGGACGCAGTCTTAATGCGTTTATGAAAGATGTAGCAACATGGGCTAGTGTGTTTGGTCACACATGGATCATGGTAGCCAAACCCAATGTAGGCGCAGTAACACTAGCAGATGAACAAGCACAGGGTGTGCGTCCCTATGTTAATCTATTGACACCTATGGTGGTGTTAGACTGGACATGGCAGCGTAGTCCTAATGGACGCTTTGAATTAGTCTACTTGAAATACCTTGAAGATGTCAACGGTGACGTTCGCACAGTAAAAGAATGGACACAGACAGAAATTGTCACCACAGTGGTAAACCTAAAAGATCAAGTAATATCAGAAAAACTCATAGAGGCCAATGGTCTAGGTAAGATTCCTGCTGTGTGTGTTTATAACAAACGTTCAACAGTTCGTGGCATTGGTATAAGTGCCATTGCTGACATTGCTGATCATCAGAAGTATATCTACAACAGTTACAGTGAAATATTCCAAAGCATACAAATGGACACACATCCCAGTCTAGTGGTTGCTGGGCAAACACAGGTAGGCACTGGCAGTGGTGCTATCATTCGTGTAGAAGAGAACAGTGATCCTGGATTAAAGCCATATGTGCTTAACTTTGGATCTAGTGA